AACCAAGACCCTATGTCTATCATGCAACCTATGTTACATGACGTTAAACTCAAAGTAACAGAGAGCAAAGACAGTATCAAGATAAAGAACGTAGCACCTGAAAACATTATGGTATCTGTAGACACTACAGGTCCTTCACTTAATGACTCTCGCTTTGTGCAACATAGAGAACTCATGGCAGTTGCAGAGGTAGCAGAAGCATTTAACCTTTCAGAGTCTAAAGTGGAAGGTATCATGTCTGACATTAGAAGCGTATTTGAGCAAGAGTCTAATGCAAGAGATATTTATAGTGAGGAATTTGACAGAGCTGTAGATGAAGATGATGCGTTAGTCAAAGATACTTACATTAAGATCAATGGTGAAAGATGGCGTTACGTTGTATTAGGTAACGAAATTATCTATAAAGAAAAATGCGAGTATGTACCATTCGCTTGTATTACTCCTATGATAATGCCACATAGACACATAGGTCGTAGCTATTCAGACTTAACACAAGATATACAAATGATTAAGTCTACGCTATTGCGTGGACAACTAGATAATATGTATCTAGCTAACAATGGTCGCTATGCCATATCAGACAGAGTAAACCTAGATGATATGCTTACATCACGCCCTGGTGGTATTGTGCGTGTTAGTGGTGAGCCTGGTTCAGCTATCATGCCATTACAGCATCCACCATTACCTGCATCTACCTTCTCAATGGTAGAGTATATGGACTCTATGAAAGAAAAGAGAACAGGTATTACAGCATATAACCAAGGACTAGACTCTAACTCACTAAACAAGACAGCTTCAGGTGTTGCTCAAATTATGAGTGCAGCACAACAACGTATAGAGTTAGTCGCAAGAACATTCGCAGAAACAGGTGTCAAAGACTTATTCCAATTAGTCCATAGGTTAGTGAGAACAACACTTACTAAACCTGACATTATCCGTCTACGCAATAGATGGGTAGAAGTAGACCCTAGAGAATGGAAAGCTCGTAAAGATATGTCTATCTCTGTAGGCTTGGGTGCAGGTAACAAAGACCAACAACTTATGCACTTAACCACTATCTTACAGATGCAAAAAGAAGCTATCCAAATAGGTATCACTAACCCTGAAAAGATATACAACGCACTTGCTAAACTGACACAGAATGCAGGCTTTAAGAACCCAGAGGAATTTTGGACTAACCCTGCTAATACACCTGAACAAGAAGGTCAGCAACAAAAGCCTACAGAAGCAGAGATCATGGTGCAAGGTCAGCTACAGATAGAACAACAAAAAGCTCAAGCTCAAATGATGCAAGAGCAAGAACGTAGTAAGAATGATATTATTATTGAACGTGAGAAGATTATTGCACAGGCAGAGTTAGAAAAGTTTAAAGCTCAACTGAAAGCTGAAACAGACCTAGCCATTGCACAACTTAAAGCTCAAGCAGGCATACTATGACACACAAAGTAGTACAAGTTAAACCACTAGATAAAGATACAATTCTTTACCATGCGAACATGAATGGTTTAATAGACTATATGAGTTACGATATTCCTTATCCTTATTATTATGTTCCTCAAGGAATAACACCAGATATGATATATAAATTTGCAGATGATATTCTAAAGGCTCAAAATGAAAGATAAAAGTTTAGAAGAAATTAAGTTAGGTGAACAAGCAAGTGTCGTATTAGAGAACCCAGCATTCATTAACGCTATGCAAGCTGTTAAAGATAACATTATCAAAGCTATGGGAACTAGTGGATTAGGTGATGAACAAACACATAACAGGCTAGTGATCGCATTACAATTATTAAACCAAATAGAGAAGCAGCTTACTGATGTCATGCAGACAGGTAAGATGGCATCTATCCAAACAAGTAGTAAGTTAAAGATATTTAGGTAAGGACAAGCCTACTTAAAGCTCACTTTAGTGAGTTTTTTTATTGTCTATTTTTAAGGAAATATTATGAGTGACCAAGCTAATGAGCAGTCACCACAAAGTCGTTTAGAGGCTATGTTGGATACTGTTGAAGACCAAGACGTAATAGTTGAGGAAAAACAACCACCGGTGGAAGCTGATGAAACTGAAGTAGAAGCGGAAGCAGAAACTACAGATGAAGAAGCAACAGAAGATGCACCAGATGACCAAGCAGAAGAAGAAGGTGACTCGAAAGAGGAAACGCCTGCCTTACTAAAGCTAAAGGTAAATGGTGAGGAAATTGAAAAACCACTTGATGAAGTAGTAGCACTAGCACAACAAGGACTTGATTACACCAAGAAGACACAGGAAGTAGCAGAACAACGTAAGGAACTTGAAGCATACTCACAGAACATAAAGGTTCAAGAGGAAAACTTTAGGCAACAAGTTGAGCTACAAAATATGTTAATTGGTGAAATAGCACAAATTACAGCACTAGACCAACAACTGAACCAATATGCTAACGTGAATTGGAATCAGTTATCTGATAGTGACTTTGTAGAAGCGCAAAAACTTTTCTTTACATATAACCAGCTACAGCAAGAACGTAGCACATTAGTTTCACAGTTTGAAGCCAAAAAGCAGGAAGTCGTTAGTAAGCAGACGCAATTGATGCAAGAGAAGATCGCAAAAGGAAAAGAGTCTTTAGCTAAAGAGATACCAGGATGGAGTCAACAGACTACCCAAGACCTATTATCTACCGGTAAGGATTATGGCTTTTCAGATGCAGAACTCAATTCAATTGTTGACCCTCGTCACGTTAAGGTACTGCATGACGCTATGCAATGGCGCAAACTACAACAGAACTCTAGTGTAAAGAAAAAAGTATCTAGCGCAAAACCGGTAGTGAAACCTGGTTCAAAAGATACACAAACGCAGGCAAGTTCTAATGCGAAGAAGATGCGTGATTCGTTACGCTCAACTGGCAAACAAGAATTTGCTCAACAACTTATAGAACAGATGATCTAGGAGAAATATAATGGCAATAGCCGCAACGAATAGTTATAATGGAAAGGGAATTGCAGAGTCTTTTGAAGATGTTATTTTTGACATCTCACCAGAAGATACTCCGCTACTTTCAGCAGCAAAAAGAACGACAGCAGGACAAACTTACCATCAATGGCAAACAGACGCATTAGCAGCAGCAGCTACTAACGCACAGCTTGAAGGTCTTGATAGTACATACGCAACATTAGCAGCAACAACTGTGTTAGGAAACTATACACAAATTTCAGCAAAAACTGTTAAAATTTCTGGCACTTATGACGTAGTTAAAAAATATGGTCGTAAGTCAGAAGTAGCTTATCAACTTATGAAAGCTGGTAAAGAACTTAAACGAGATATGGAATATGCGTTAGTTCGTAACCAAGCATCATCAGCAGGTGGTATTGCTACTGCTAGAACTTCAGCAGGTATTGAGTCATGGATTGTCAACAGAGTATTAGCAACAGGTTCAGCAGCAGGTACAACACCTGGTTTTGCTTCTGGTACAGTTGCAGCTCCAACAGACGGTACAGCTTCAACATTTGTAGAAGCAGACTTAAAGTCAGCATTACAATTAGCATGGACAGATGGTGGTGAACCAACACTTATCCTTATGTCAGCACTTAACAAAGCACGTTTCGGTGCTTTCGCAGGTATTGCTACTAAATACAATAACGTACAAGGCACATCACAAGCTGTAATTACTGGTGCTGCTGATATTTACGTTTCTGACTTTGGTAATCATACTGTGAAACTTGACCGTTTCATGCGTGATAAATGTGTATTAGCAGTTGACCCTAATTATGTTAGTGTCGCTACTTTACGCCCTATGGCTAAAGAAGAACTTGCTAAAACAGGTGACTCACAAAACTGGCTCTTAACAACAGAGTACGCTTTAGTTGTTAATAACCCAGATGCACACGCAAAAGTGCAAAATACTGACGCTGCATAGTAGTGTTATGATATAATAGTGGGGAGGCTTAAAAACCTCCCTATTGTTATTTTAAGAAAAAATTATGCCAATATTATTTGACCATGACAAAGTAACAGGTATTACACAACACTTTGATTATGACCCTATTACAGATATGATACATCTCACAAGTAGTCAAGATGTGACTGCTATACTAGATGACATACAACAAAAAAGAAATGATCCTGAAGCATGGGCTAAAGGTGTTAAAAAAGAATGGGCGCATTACGCTACTATTCCCACTATAGTGGAAATGGAATTAAAGAAAAAGGGTATAGATATATATAACCCTAACCAAACAAAAGAACTGTTAAAAGAAATAAATACTAACTATCCATATTTAAAAGCTACCATAGCAAAGCATGGATGATAGTCTATAAAGTTAAAAGATTATTTGGCTTTATGAAACGTGATATTAGGATGCGTTCATCAGATAAAAATAAAAGAGTTTATGATAAAATAAGCAAGCTACGCAAAACATGGTGGCACTTTAGGACAAGATGGAATTCAACGAATTAAAAAAGATACAGTTAGCAATACATGATCTCATACAAAAAGAAGACTATGAGAACGCATACCCACTTATTAATACAGTATTAGAAATATATCCTAATGATGCAGCAACCTTAAACTTTCTAGGTTACATTTGGCTCATGGGTGATAAGCCAGCATTTGCTTATCAGTTATTTCGTAGAGCATTACAAGAACAACCAGGCAACAAAGCATTATGGACTTCACTAGGTCGTGCTTGCCATGAGTTAGATATGTTTGATGAGGCTATTAAATACTTCTTAAAGTCAGCAGAATTAGACCCTACTTATGCACTAGCTTATGCTAATGGTGCAGCTTCATTGGTGCAGTTATCAAGATGGGAAGATGCAGAGAAGTCAGCAAAGATGGCTTTGGAATGCGACCCTAACGAACTACACGCACAGTTAAACCTAGCTCATAGTTACCTAGCTAAAGGTGAATGGGATAAGGGATGGAATGAATGGAACAAGTCATTAGGTGGTAAGTTTAGAAAAGAACTCACCTATGGTGATGAACCTAGATGGGATGGTTCTAGTGGTAAAGACTTAATTATCTATGGTGAACAAGGTTTAGGTGATGAGATATTTTACGCATCATGTATCCCAGACGCTATTAAGATAAGTAAGAAAGTTTATATAGATTGTGATGAAAGACTAGAAACATTATTTAGACGTAGCTTCCCTACAGCAGAAGTGCATGGCACTCGTAAAGAACAAAGTGTTGAATGGTTAGACGGAGTTACTTTTGATGCAAGAGTAGCTATCGGTGGATTGCCACAATTCTTTAGACATACTAATAAAGACTTCCCAGGCACACCTTATCTAGTGGCAGATAAAGATAAAAGAATTATGTGGCAAGCATTGTTTGACTCATGGGGTAAAACAGTTATAGGTATCACCACTAAAGGTGGCACATTTAGAACTAATGCTAAAGGTCGTAACCTAACCCAAGACGATATAGCACCACTATTAAAACTTAAAGATACAGTATTAGTAAGCCTAGACTACAACGTAGATACACCATTAGAAGGTGTTAAATACTTCCCTTCTGTTGCAGACTCTAAAGACTATGATGATATAGCAGCTCTGATAGCAGAATGTAACATGGTCATAGGGGTCAATACTACAGCTCTACATTGCTCTAGTGCATTAGGTGTTAAGACTTGGTGTCTAGTGCCTAAATATCACCAATGGCGTTATGCTCAAGTAAGTATGCCTTGGTATAGAAATATGAGGCTTATCTACCAAGATGATAGGACATGGAAAGAAACGATAGAAGGTATTGCTAAACAACTGTAATGCTTATCTCTGAAGCATATTTAGCACAACAAAAGATATTACACGATACTACACACTACGGTATGTCTGGTCATAAATGGGCTAGTAAAATAGCACATCATCAAGATATATTAGATTATGGATGTGGTAAGAAAACATTAGAAGTAGCACTTAATAGACCTATTAGCAATTATGACCCTTGTGTTCAAGGTTTAGAAAATAACAATACGCTACATGACTTTGTATTTTGTGGTGATGTATTAGAACATATAGAACCTGACTTGTTAGATAATGTATTGCAAGATATAAAGCGTTGCATGAGGCATTCAGGTTTATTAGTGATAAGTTTAGTGCCTGCTAAAAAGACTTTACCTGATGGTCGTAACGCACATCTTATATTACAAACACCTGATTGGTGGAGAGATAAATTATCAAGTTACTTTGTTATTACTAACGAGCAAATAAATAGTAAAGAATATATAGTGGAAGTAGAGCCATGGGTTTAGGTGATTGGCTTATAGCTACAGCAGAAGCTAAAGAGTTAAATGAAACTACCGGACAGAAGGTTAAGTTTGGTGATAAAAAACTTTACTTTTATGACAAGACTATCTTTGCTAATAACCCACGCATAGCCACTATAGATGAAGATGGTTTATGGATACCTAATTATCCTGGTCATAGACCTTATGCTTTAAAGACTGAAAATGGTTTTATGACTTACAACGATAAGTTTAAAGTTACGCCAGGCGAGATATATTTTAGTAGTGATGAATTAGAGTGGTTAGATAAGCAAGACTTACCTAAAGACTTTATATTAGTTGAACCTAATGTTAAGAATAAGTTTGTTCATGCACAGAATAAAGCATGGTCTTATTGGGAAGAATTATTAAAACATAATTTACCTTGGTTACAAGTCGGTGACTATTTAGCTAAAGTATATACAAAAAAGATAATTACTAATGACTTTAGGGAAGCCTTACTTATATTAAGTAAAGCTAAACTCTTTGTAGGAACTGATGGTGGATTACATCATGCAGCAGCAGCTTTAGGTATTCCAGCAGTTGTAATATGGACAGGGTTTTCTTCACCAAAACATTTAGGATATGATGGACATACAAATATACATGACGGTTCAGACCCATGTGGAACTTATCATGGCGTATGTAGTCATTGCCTTTTAAAAGCTAATGATATTAGCGTTAAACAAGTTTTAGATGCAGTTAATACTATCTGGCACAGAACGTAGAGATAACGTCTTAAAACGCTTACAAACGCATTGTAAGGGTACTTTGACAAGAGAATGGGATGGTAAGTCTATTCCCATTATAGTGGGCAACTTAAATGGTGCTGATAAGATACAAATAGAATGTATTAAGCAACACATACCTTATATATTTATAGATCATGGTTATTTTACTAGAAGTCACGAATTAGAATGGGCTAGGTTTTGTGTCAATAACTTTCATTGCACAGACTGGCGCACTTCTGATAAAGAAATACCACCAGTTAAAGACTATAAACAAGGTGAATACATTACTATATTTCCACCCTCTGAAAAAGCTACCTATATTTATGGCTTACATGATTGGGTAGACAAAACAGTAGAGAAAATAAGAGCTTTTACGGATAGACGCATAGTTATTAAGCGTAAAGGTGAGCATGACTGCAAAAAAAGCATAAGTGAAGCTCATGTTGTAGTGAGTTTTGGTAGTGTTGCTGACGTGCAAGCTAGTATTTGTGGTGTTCCTGTCATAGTTTCATCACATAGTCCAGCAATACCTATATCAAATACGTTTGAAAACATAGAAAACTTACAATACCCAGATAGAACCCAATGGCTACGTTCAATTGCTAGTGCAGAATGGCATAAAGACGAGATGGATAAATGTTGGGCTAGACTTAAAGGACAATTAGAGGAAATATAATGGCATTTACAAATTACACTACGTTTATAGCGGTAGTCGCAGACTATTTAGCCAGGACAGACCTTACAAGTCAAATACCTGACTTCGTAAACCTAGCACAAAATAGAATGAGTCGTGACTTACGAGTAAGACAAATGCTAAAGGTAGCCACAGCAACTACAACAGGTGGTGATAGCACAGTTGCTTTACCTGCTGACTATTTAGAACTTAAAGAAATACATATTACTGGTAACCCACCTAAAAATTTAGAGTTTCAATCACCTGACTTATTCTTTCGTAATGGTCAAATAGCAAACTCTGGCTTACCTACTAAATTTACAATACTAGCAGAAGAATTCCAATTCTCACCTGCACCGGATGGCACATATACAGTACAAATGCTTTATTACGCTAAACCAACCTTTATCTCTAGCTCTACAGCAAGTAATTTATTTCTAGCTTATTTCCAAGATGCTTTACTGTATGCAACATTAGGTGA